GGACGGGGTCACCTTCGGACGAGGCTCGTCGTTCAGGCCGATTCCCTCGCCCATATCCTTGATTGCCTGGCGGGTCCGGTCGTCGGCCTTGAGCTGGGTCAGCTCGGTCTTATTGGCGGCAGCCTTCCCCATTAGCTCGGTGATCTGCGCGCGCTCTTCGTCGGTGAAATCACGGTCGCCGCATGCATCCGCGATTCCTCGGGCCTGCTTGAGATGCGCGGTCAGCTCCTCGGTGAGGCGCTTAATCCGCTCTTCGTTCGCCATTTCGTTTAAGCTCCTTCGTCAGCGAGTAAATCGACCTCGGCCACGAGTAGGCGAAGGTCCGTGCGCAGACGTTCGGAGGCGGCTCCTGGTCGGGCTGGCACATCCGCCTTGCCCCCGGCGGGGTCCTCGGCGGCGGCGGGCTGGACCGGCATGGCCTGGCCGTTAGCGTCCTTGCTCAGCTGGCCATTCACGGCGGCCAGCAGATCGTGTGCGAACTTCGCGGCGGCCCCGGCGACAATGCGCTCCAGGTCGGTCGGTTCGCTCGGCGGTGCGGCGGGATCGTCAACCGCGTCCTTATTGGGAATGGTCTCTCTCCCCGCGCTCGCCTTGATATCGAGTAGCTCCGTGTCCCGGTGTGCGCCGACCAGACACGGGCCGACCTCGAATAGCTCCAGCTCGCGCAATTCGTACGGCGTGTCGAACATGTCGCCGTCGTCGTCCTTCTCGCGGAATCCGCCATCCTTGATTTCGTAGGCGAATGAGAAGTCGCGGACCCGTCCACCCTTAAGCAGCCGGTACACTTGAGCCGCTTTCGGATTGTTGTCGATATCGAGCTTCCCGCGAATCTTGAGACCGGCGTCCACTTCCTCGGCGGACACGCTGTAACCGATGTGGCTGAATGGGTCGCTCCAATCGTGCGACCACACAACCGGTACCGGGGCCGACTTATCGGCGAACCCGGCAAGGGTGTTCTTGAAAGCGCCTGGCATCACAACGTCGCCAACACTGTCCACGGTATTGAACACGCTGACGATCGCTTCAAATTCACCCTCGGCGAGGTCGTCGGCCTGCGCGACGGTCTTCACCTTCGCCGGGGCCGTTTTCGTTCGCACCGCCGACTCACCTCATTTCGTAGTCACTACTCAGCTAGCGCGATGTCCATTTCGCATTGACACCCGTCGCGTTGTTCGGGCGGCAACTCCCGATCGCCGGGCCACCGGCCGCCGTTGCTGAACTTCCCGGTCACCGCGACCGTTTCCCCATTCAGCGCGGCATGCGACGAACGCGGATTACTTGACGTCGTGCGCCACGTCTTCGTGGCTTCGTGGCCGGACTTCTCGGCGGCCTCCGCGGTGCCGAACCCGGACAGCGACGTCGCCTCGGTCTGCGCGATCTGATCGGCGCGGGTCGTGGCGAACTCCGCGAACAACGTTGCGACGGCCTGCCCGGGATCCGCCTCGGCCAGCGCGTCCCGAAGCCGCGCCTCGGTGGCGTCCTCGATCTGTTCGGCGGCCTGCGCGGCGTGCGTCTGCAGCCACTCCAGGGTCCGGTCTGAGTCGTAGCTGTCCGGGTCCAACCCGAGAGCCCGGAGGGCAGCTCTCCCTGCGGCGGTGGCGATCTGAACCGCCATTCCGAACAGGTCTGTCGTCAGCTCCCCAACCCAGCGTTTGCGGTCGTAGACATCGGCGAGTTTCGGCGGCCCGACCGAGGCGCCGACCTTGGAGCTGATCACCTGGCCTTGCCTGGCGAAATAGTCGCTCATGGTCGACTTCGCCCGGCCGGTGTCGGCGGCGGTCGCCTTCACCCGGCGGCCGGCGATAGCGGCGGCGCCTTGGGTTGGTTCGCCGGGCGGCGGCGCGGAGTCCGTCGGGGATGCCTGCCCGCCGACGAGAACGTTCAGGGGCGTGACGAGATCGTCGCCCTGGTCGATCTGCGGCATGTTCAGTACGGCGCGCGCTTCGTTCCTGGTCATGTAGGGGGCGCCGACCGCCGTTTGCAGCTGGGCGGCTTGCTGCTCGAACGAACCCCGTAGCTTCTCGTTCAAATTGAATTCGCAGTAGACCTGGTCGCGGTCGTCAAAATCGGGGAGCAACTGCAGCTCGATTTCTTGGGTGAGCATTTGCAGCCACGGGCCGAGCGTGTCCTGATAGAGCATGCGGTGTTGCTCGGTGATGTTCGAATAGGTGGCGTTATCGAGAATGCCGACCATGGGCGGCGGCACGTAATACGCCGCCGCGACTTCCTCCCTGGTGAGCTTCCTGGCTTCGAGGTATTGCGCCTGCTCCGGGGTGACCGAGGCGGACACGAATTCCATGCCATCTTCTAGAATGGGGGTACCACCGGTCAGCGCGCCGTCTCCGGAATACTGATTGCGCCATTGCATGGTGAACTTGGTGCGGGCCTCGCGTGACCATTCGGGGGCCTCTACTGGCCGGCGAAGGTAGCCGCTGGCCCTGGCGCCGTTTCGCCACATAGCCTCCCGGTATGCCGCCGCCTGGTATTCCTCGGCGAGGATCGTCCGCAACGTCTCGATAGGTGAGCTACCGAAACGCGGATCCTCCGGGTTGAAACCACGGAAGTGGACGACCTGGTCCGCCGGGAAATGCTGGATGCCCGTCCCGCCCCGGTATTCGAACTCGTCAGCCCAGAACGGATTAGGACCCTGCGGCGTGCACCGCCGCGGATCCAGCCGGACCAGTGCCCGCGTCTGGTCGGTGTCCCGCACCTTAAGCCAGAACGCATTGTCGTAGATCCCGAGATCCTGAACGAGCCCATCAATGAGCCGATACCGGGTGCAATGCGGCCCGGGATTGGACAACAGGATCGCCATCGGGTGGTCGGTCAGCATTTCCCGATCAACGTCACTATGCCGCCGGTACACCTTTAGGCCGAGTTGTGCGATGTTCCGGGCGATGAACCCGACCACGGTCCTGATTTGCGGCTGAGTGCGCCAAATCGTCGCATAGTCCTGGCGGACGCCCTGGGCGATCTGGACGACCGGCGGGCGCGTGTAGATACTCGGACGGTCGATGTTGACCAGGCGTCCCTCACTCACAACAAACGCCATGACTAAGAGCCCCCGGCCGCCTGGACGAATTCGACCCGGTCGCGGTCGACGAGAACGTCGCCATCCATGTCAACGGGGGCGGCGCCAACCTCAATGAGCGTCGCGTCACGTAGCACGAGCAACCTCCCCCTCCGCGCCCACAGGACGCCTCGTAACGCTTTGCCGTCGACCAGGGAAACCAACACCCGGGCGCGTAGTGACAGCCGGTCATTCCGGATCCGCAATGCCGCCCAGGTCGCCGCGCCGATCAGCAGCAGCCCGCCCTCGACGAGAAACGCGATCGTTTCCATCACGGCACGGGGAATGGTTTAGGCGGCGATTCAAGCTGGACAGTACGGATGATCGGGATCACGGCCCGCTGGGCGAACGTTCCACTGGGCGGCGATTGAAGTAGGCCGTCGTCACCACGTAGATAGGACTGATAGCGGATCTGGCGGTCGGTAACGCGGCGCTCGATCCACCCGGGCAATGACACGTCCACCGGGTCGATCAGATGCGATTCCAGCCATTCCTCCCACAACGCCATTTCGCCTAACCCGAAATCGCTTCTCGACCGGAACTGTCGGTAGCAATCCCGGGCGACCTCGTAATCCATTTCGGAAATCAACTCCGCCACAATCGCCACCGCCACCGCTGGCACCAGCACTCGCCGAACGCGTGCCCGGTCGGGGAGTGAACACCGACGAGCCAACCGCGCCACGTCGCACGCCACGGCCGGAACGGATCCCGCATGCTTACGGGGTGAACGGGGTGTAATCGGTGTTCGCGCCGCCGGCCATTTTCGCGGCTGTCTTCACTTCCCACTTGCCCTTGTTGTATCCGACGTAGCTATTCGCCGGGACGGAAAACGCCACCGCCGAATTGTGGATGACGAGCGCGTTCCCGGACGCGGCGGCATCGGCGAAACACTGCACCGTGGTACCACCGAGCGCCGCGTTCAACGCGGTCTGTAATGCCGACACCGTTCCCGAATGCTGCACGAACTTATAGACGTCGAGTGCATCGGCCGTTTGTAGAAACGTGGCCACGTTTCACCACTCCCTCATGGATTGATAACGCCCATCTTGGTTAGGTTGTATAGGGTGACCTGGCCGAAATCGACGGAGCCCGTTCCGCCACCAGCGGTCAATTGCGGCTCCAGCTGGGTAGTGCCGGCAGGCACAGTCGCCTCAATGGAGAATCGCCCCCGCGTCACCGGCCCGCTTACATTCCACGTGCTGTATATGCCGCCGCCGCCAGGGAAGTTGAGGAATGCCTGTGCTTTCGTGCCGCCGGTCGACGTGACGATTCCGCTGTAACGGACCACGTCGCCGGCCACAAACTTTGTGCCGCCGGACGACGAAATGTACTGTTCGATGGTATTGGAACCGGTGCCGACACCCGTTACGGTCAACCGTTGCATTTTGCCGAGTACGGCCGCGTCGGTCACGACGGATCGGGCGAAGGTGCCCTGACCGGGGCTGGCATACACATTCCAACTATCGGCCAAACCGTCGGCGTTTGTGTCTGTCAGAAACAGGCCGTTCGTGACGATGTTATTCGGATCGGCCGAGTACTGTGTGAGCAGCTCCGCGTTAGGGGTAATGGAGCTGGCTAGCGTATTCCACAATGCCAGCCCAATTAGCTGGTGCCCCGCCGAGTTGGGGTGGATACCGTCGCCGATCTCGTTAGCGGCCAAGTATTTGAACCGCTGCGTCGGGTCGGACACAATGCCGAACACGTCGATACAGGGCAGCCCGGCCGCCGCCGCATAGCGGACCAGCCACGCGTTATAGCCGCGCATGGCTGTTTCCTGCGCGGTCGCCGACGCGTAGTTGTTCGGCGGGGTTGTCATGAGTACCGGCACCGCCCCAATAGCGGCACACTTAGCGACGATCGTTTTAATGGTGGCCTTGAATGTGGCGAGGCTGACGCCCTGATTTCCGTCGTTCGCGCCCGACAGAATCGTCACGATGTTGGGCGAGTAGGGCGTTACGTCGGTGTCGAAACGGGCCAGCATAGAGGCGGCGGTGTCGCCACCTTTGCCGGCGTTCCGGACGAAGTTCAGCGCACCCTTCGAATACAGGGACGCCCACAGCCCGAACGATTCGGTTCGCAGCTGGGTATTCCCGGTGATCGTGTCACCGGCGATGGTTTGCGAATCGCCCAGGGTGACCAGCCGATTACCGAGGCGGAACCTGCCCAAAATGCCTGCCGTGCTCGGCGGAGTTATCCCCAACCTGGGCACGTTCACACACCCGTTTCTAGGGTCTGCACCGTCTGGCTGCCGGTGGCGAGAATGCCGTACAGCGATTCGCCGTCGCCGAGATCGGTGTTCAGCGTCGCCCCCGACGGAAGGGTGAGCCCCGTCGTCGCGGTCACCGATGCATTGCCGACGACCAGGTCTAGCGGCCCCGGGTTGTAAACCATCACCGAGCAGCCGCGCTGATAATCGCCCAGGCTCGGATGGGTCGGCCCGAGCAGGACCGCGGCGGTACCGACAGCGGGCCGGGTTGTGTAAACGGACACTTACCGCTCCTCACACTATGTCGAGATCGCCGTCTTCGTACGCGGATTTGCGGGGCGGCTGGTGATGCATTGCCCGGTTCATAGCGGTCACGAGCGCCGAAACACCGTCGATTTTGTCCATTGCCTTCGACTTGTCCGGCTTCACGTTCCCGGCCGTATCCGAGGCCACCGCCAAATTGTCAATCATCCACCGGCAAATAGGGTTCCCGCCGTGGCGGAGCATCGGCTTTTCGTAGGTGCCTTCCATCAAAAGCCGTTTGACTTCTTTCAATGGTGGCGACAGCGACGCGTAGCCCTGCCGAACTTGGACCATCGGCGCCGATTCCGCCATGAGACGGTTAGTCAAATCGGTGGCATTCCATGGGTCATAGGCCAGTTCGACCACACGGAACGCTTTCAGGTCGGCCAGGATTTGCGCTTTCACGACCTCGTAATCGGTGACATCACCGGACGTGAGTTTCAGCAGACCGTGACGGCGCCACATGGTCGCGGAGTTCGCGGTGCGTTTGTCCAGGTCCCGAAGCCTCGCCTCGGGTGCCCAGAACCGCCACAGCACGTCGTGCCCCCCGGAGGTGTCCGGGAATATCCAGCACAACGAGGTGAGGTCGGAGGTGGCGCCCAGGTCCAACCCGCCGTAGGCGATGCGGCCGGCGAGCTGGTCTTCCCGGACCATGCCGGCGTTCCGGTCCCACTCGTCGAGCATGATGAACTTCGACTCTTGCCGGGTTCGCATTCCGAGGTGCAAACGTTGGAATCGGGCGAACGTGACCGGGGAAGTCTTCGCCCGATTCGATTCGTCTTCGAGGCTCTCGCGGGTTGGGGCGGTCCCGAACCCGGGGTTCGCTTTCCGCCACGTGGTGATTTTGTGCGGGTCGTCGGCGGCGGACGCGGAGAAAACAACCCCGTATTGCCGGGCGTTGCGGATTGTCCCGGCGGCCAGCTGGTCGATATAGGTGCGCTTGTTCGCATAGGGGGTGTTCGGGCGGCCATCGTCGGGCGTGGTGATGATGATTACCAATGGTTGTTGGCGGGCGCCGGTGCCGGATTCCACCGCATCCAACACACCGGCGTTTTTGTGAACGTGCAATTCATCAATGATCGCGCCGTGGATGTTCGCGCCGTGCAGCAGATCACCGAGGCTGGACACGACCTCGAACACCGAACCGTCGGAGTCCCGCACGATGCGGGACTGCAATGGGCGGATTCCCGCCGCTCTCATCTGCGGGGAGTTCTTCGAAATCTGGGCGGCCGGGTCGAAACATTTCCTGGCCTGGTCCTTAGCGGCGGCGACGGCGATCACCTGCGCGCCCGGTTCGCCATCCCCGAACGCCAGATACAACGCCAACCCCGCGGCGATCGTCGTTTTCCCGTTCTTACGGGGCACGTCGATATAGGCATTGCGGATGACCCGGACCAGCCGGCCGTCCCGGTTCGGGGCGACCCATCCGAACACCGGGGCCAGGACATAGGCGACCTGCCACGGGTCCGGTTCTAGGGGCCGGCCCCGCCACATGCCTTGCGTGTGCCGTTGCAACCGGAGCGCCGCGATCACCCGATCGACCCGCCTGTAATCGAACATCGCCCCGGGATAGTCGACCGGTTCCGGGGTGCGGAGCGCCGGCACACACCACGCCGGAAGGTGGTAATCCCGTTTACGCAGATACCAACGAACCTCGTCTGAGAGGTCAGCTACCGGTGTCTGCGTAAGGGTTGTCGCCACCCGGGTTCGCCGCCTTAGCTCCCGCCTCGTTCAGTCGGATACTGGTCCGGGCGGACGGGGTGAGCCCGAATTCCTGCGCAAACGTCCGGATGGTCATGGCGGTATCCCGCTGGATTTGCAGCGCCGGGTTCTTGACCAGCACGCCGTGTTGCCCCTTCACCAGGACCGACGATTTCGCCAGCAACGCACACGCCCGCTTGTGTTGAACGACGGCCTCACAGAAACACCGCAGCGCCTCAACGTCGGACGAGAACGCCAGCCCCATAGCCTCCAACTCGAGAACCGTGGACAGCCACACCGACTGCACCTCGATCGACAGACCGTCGGGCATGCGGATCCGGTTGTACGCCGGTTCCGGCTCGTCGTCGTTGAACCGGTCGGCGTTCTTCTCGCCGTGCAGAATCTTGAGTTTCGTCGGGGCCGGCGCGGGGCCGCGCTTACCCATGGTGGGCTCCTCGGTGCTGGATGGTCGTCACGGTTGAGCGGTCGCCGGGGATCGAACCCGGCCCTCCCAGGTGGAACCCGGGCGCGTCACCTCTGACGCTTCGACCGCACGGGGGTAGGGCCGCGCGAGCTTCCCGACGCGGCGGCGCATCGCGCGATCCAACGGCATCACGTAGCGGTGTTTCCCCGGCCGCGACACGGTCCGCGCCCGGGGGTCCACATGCGCGCGCAGCCACGGCAACGACTGGCGCCACCCAGCCGACCCCACCGAACGCGGATGCATCGTCTTACCGCGCACCACGAAATAGTCCTTGTGGACCATCGCCCCGGTGTAAACCCAATTCCCCGCCTGATAGATACCGCCGCGGTGGCCTTCGTTCGGGTCCGCGAACGACACCACAAGCCGCAACCCGGGGTTAGTACGTTTCAGTTCCCGCAACGTCGCCGCGACAATCTGAGACACCGGCGCGGCGTGCTCCCGCAACGCCACCCGGGCCAGCTCGACGCATTCGGTTTGCGCCAACCCGTACGGGGCACCTAACACCGGCGTGGCGCCCCGGGCATAGACCACGACACCGACGAACCGGTCCGATTCCCACACCCCGAACCGGACCGCACGCCCAGCCGGCATCGACCGCGAGTAGTGCCAATGCTTCGTGGCGTACACGGCGGCGTCACGCCCGACCGGCGCCACAACCAACCCGGGCACCGCGCTACTCCGGTTCGGCCGTCACCGAACGCGTGGACGGCGTGAACACGTGCCCACAGTTCGGGCACTCGGTCACCGAATGCCGATCAAGGCGAGC